ATTGATGTCTGTCCGATTGCTTCCATTGAATTTAGACCAGTGATCTTCTTGATCTCTCGCCATTCGATCCCAGTTATATCTGAATAATCCAAAAGATATTGTTTATCTTTGATCACGATAACTGGAAGATTGTTGTCCTCTTCTGCCATATTTCTCCTCTTAGCTTTTTCCCATTAACTTTCTTGATGATCCTGTCTTTCCAGCTTTGCCATAGAGAGCGATGACCAGTTTGTTAAGTCTTCTGACATAATCTCTTTGCATTTCTGGAAGTCGATCTCTCACAGATGGGAATATAAAATATCCCTCTTTTTTCTGTGGTTTATAGAGTTTCCGACCTCTTCTGAGAGATCCTCCATAGGGATTAAATCCACCGAACTCTTGGAGTCGTGCATAAGTTATTCTGCTTTTATAACCAACTCGGAACGATGCTCCTTGTTTGGTCTTGGTTGCTCTAACTGATGCAACTAACTTTCCAGAATCTTTTGGAAGTTCTTTCCGAACATCCTTGGCAACATTTTCACCAAATTGAAAGTTAAATTGTTTATAAATTTTGACAGCATCAGATCCGAGAAGCTCAATCAATCTCTTCTGGTTGGCAATATCCACACCAGAGACTTCGATTAGAGTTCCCAGACCTTTTGCAGTTCGTTTAAGTCTTCTTCTTTGTGAGACCATTTTAAGTGTTAGACAGTTCCTCTAGTCACTGCACCTGTCACGATTAGCGAAAATGATATCGAAACGAGATCAGTTGCACTTGAGTCAAGTGTGTAGTTAGTGACAAAGGCATTGCCTGTGTATTTTGGTTGTGAGCTTGTGTTGTCTGGTCGATACTCGAAAGCAACTTGTGAGCCATCGAATAAACCAGCAAAAACTCCATCAGCTGTTGCATCGAATGTCGCAGATCCAGAAATGGATAATCCCTCAATACCAACTACGAAAGAAGCTTGATCTGATCCAAACGAAGTAGTTTCAAGAGTGTTAACATCACGAGACAATGACAGTTGATTGACATAACTTGATATGTCAGTTCCATCTACACTAAAAAAGGAATCTTTTCCAGATTTGAAAGCCATTTTGTTCTCCTAAATTAAATTAATTAATTACTTTAAATTGTGGGCATAACCAACTGAAAAGGTTGCAGAACCAGAAGTCACTGTGATCACTATGCGAACATATCGATTCACTGTGTTTGTGGTTGCTATTCTTTCAGAGGTTGTCCCTGTGATTGCAGTGAAAGAAAAACCAGAGACATCTGCAAAAGATGAGTTGTCTGCTGATGATTGTATTTTCACTGAGATATTTGCAGAGCTGTGAGCTGTGCAATGTAGAAATGCTTGACCACCTAATGATGAACTAGCACCAAAGTCAACAGCAGTTGTGTTAGCTGTTGCACTTGTATTGGTCAAAGCATATAAGCTTTTCCCATTTCCAAAGTTATCACCAGTGAATGAGGCAGAGACACCAACAGCATCTGCAACGCTCGAATCAATGGTGTAGTTTTGAATTTTTGAATTTAATAAGACAACTTTGTTCCCAGCTGTGTCTCCACCTTGATATATAGAAAGGGGAGTTGGAGTTGCTGATCCAATGACAGCTTGAAGTTCTTCATCAACTGCTTCTGATCCACCATCATAAAATCCAGTTAGAGAAGCTGATGCTGTCTCAATGGATGAAATATAAGTTGCTTGATTTGAGCCAAAGGTTGTTGTTTCGTTTAGTGCTTGTTCTCTTGAAAAACTTGCATCACTAAAGAATGCAGTTAGATCATTAGCTCCAAATAAAATCTTGTTGTCTTTTCCTGCGATAAATGTGGGCATATTATTCCTCTTCTAATTTCTTTGCTTTGTCTTCTGGCAGAACAAGTCCTTGCAAAACCATCCACCTTGGAACTTGCACATCGACTGGATCACCAGCTTTAAATTCTTTTTTCTTAATTTCACAATCAACGATTGCAATATAATTTGTCTTTTTTGTCATATCTACTCCGATAGTGTTGCTTGAGCTTCTAAGTCCATCTCGATGAGACATATTCTGCCCTCATCAGATAGTGTGTTTTCAATCTGCATATTTGAGATTCGTGAGACAATCACAGCTCCATTAATGGTTGAATCATCGTTTAATTGATCTATAACTTCATTAGCTAGTGCCAGAGACCTGCTTTCTGTGGTGGAGGCAACAGAGTCTCCAGCTCCAGCTCGAAGCGTGTATATAAATATTTTTAGATCCAGATCTTCTTCATAGACTGATCCAAAAGCTTGAAAATCGGTTGAAGAGTTTGCATCTCCTAAATAGATCATCTCTTTCTTTGGAGCTTGATCAATAGGAGCATATTTAAAGATTGCAACACCATTGAGACCAGCTCTTGCAGATAACTGCGTTTTTAAGTTGTCTCTTACTGTTTTAACAACTGAGTTGATCGCCATTAAACACCAAAGACCTTTTCTGAGTTTTCATCGATCCATTGATTAACTTCTGGGATTCTTGTAGGATTTTTGAATCCTCCTCCTTGTGTGACAAGAGAGATATTCCCCATCTCATCATTGAAAGAAGTTGCTCGATCTGGAATGTTTGTTGAGATAATACGATCTAATAAAAGCTTTAACGCAATACGATCAACACCATTCTTGAGAAAGTCCCAACCATATTCATAAGATATAACAATTGGCATTGGATATTCAGAAGTTGCTTCTGGAAAGAATCCATCTGTTCTGTGAATGAATCCTGCTTTGTTATCAATTTCAAAGTTAGAGGTTGCAATTGTTTCACCGAGTATGGTCACAGAGATCACCTTATTCACATTGAAATGTGGGACAGATAACACTCTTGTTGTGTCACCCTCCATTTTTTCTAAAGAATATTTAGGTGTCCACGAAGCTCCTGTCCATTGTTCTAATAGATCAGTGATCTTTGCTCTCTCTTCTAAGATAGTTGCATCTGGATAGTCACTAGCAGAAGCAAGTTGTTCAATATCGAATGTTCTTGCTTGTGCTTCAGTGAATAAAGGAAATCCAAGGATCTCGTGATTTGTTCTAAGCTTTTGAACCACAGACTCCCAAGTTCCAGACCAAACTGCATAAAGTTTGTTCACATTGGTTGTGTTTGCAATGCCTAGATCATAATAATAAATCCCAGTGGTGTCAGTTGTTGCTGTTTGTTCATTAATGATCACATTTCCAGCTTCATCTGTCACAGTGACTGTGACTGATCCACTGGCATTTGTGAGAGTGCCATCAATATAAGCATTAACATAGATCCGACCTAACGAATCTTTATATATATGCTGAGTTCCATTTCCAACTGAATAACCGATCATTTGCGACCTTTAGATCCTTTTTTCTTTTTAGATTTCATCTTCTTGCCATAGTGGTATGGCATTAACTTTTTTCATTTCCAGCTGGTTTATCAGCTTTCTTTTTTGGAGCAGACTTAACTGGTTCTGCCCATCCTTTTTCAATAAGATCAACAGCGTTGTTCTTATCAGTTTCCCAAATCTCTCCAGCTGGAGGAATTGGTTTTCCATTGTATAGACCAGACATAGTGATCTTCATTTTGATTTTCATTGGTTCTCCTATTAATTCACTGAGACATTCGACTTTGGAAGTAGAGATTGAATGTTTGAAGCCAAATATCTCAGTCAATGATCCATTGCTGGATCTTGACCATCTTCATCAATTGCTTGATAAAAGACTAAGAAAGGTTAGGGGATTAGCCCATGACCATTCTTTTGACAGCGTTTGTGTCCATTAGATCTCCATCACCACGATAGATGAATCTGAATGTGACCAAATCATTGGCAAATGCAAAGTCAACAGATCTGTCAACTTGTATGCCTTGAACTTCACGAATGAAATATTTGCTCATATCTCCGAAAGCCATAACTTTCTTTGCTGTTGCAATTGTTTCAATGTTCGGATCAGTAGCAACTGGAGATCCAAGAAGTGTATCTGGATTTCCTTGTTGCAATGATGGTTGCCATAAATATTGATTATTGGAATCTTTGAACTGTCTAACTTCTTTCAAAGTAGCATCATTCATTATCCAAGCACCATTGATTCTATATGGGGAAGTCACACTGTGATAAAGGTCAATAACCTCATCTGGTGTGATAACTGTTGCTGATGCACAAGTGACACCAGTTCCAGATGCGTTCATAACGCCATTTGGTTTGCTTGAGCCATTGCCGACTGCATAGTCAGTTCCTGCTCCATTTCCTAATGCACGACCACCATCGTTTGCTAAGAATCCCTCGATGTCAACACCCTCATCAGCTAAAAGCTCTGAAGATACTTGAGTGAGGTAGGCATATTTGAAAGCTCCTAATGTGACTGATGCACTTGTTGGATCGCTTTCACCAATTGCTCCACCCTCTGCAACTAATGATGCAGATGATAAAGCTGTGATTTGTGGAAACTTGATGTCTTCGCCTCCAGCTGTTGAAACAACTGTTGCAAACTGTCTCACGACAGCGTTCTCATCTAGTTTCGCAATTATTTGGTCATAAAAACCTTCGGGA